GATTGGCCTCTACGTCGGTCTTCATCCGGTACTTCCGGAATCGAACGGCCTTCACATCGTCCCACTGGCTTGACGCATCGACGATGTCCTGCTTCAGCGCCTCGTCAGAAATGGTGCCATACACGCCGTCGTGGTTTGCAAGGTCACCATCAGACCAGATATAACACCGCGCCGTAGTCGAGTCCTCGCAGATAAGGAAGTACTGCACTGTGCTGTTATCTGGAGAGGCCGAAGCAAACTTTAGATAGACGCCCTGTGGGCTCGCGTTGGTATGCGAGGCATAGAGCATAAAATTGTTGCTTGGATTGGCGCTGGTGCGGATCTCAGGGTATGTCCCCGTCGAAGACTGATAGGTCCCAAGGTCCGAGAACTTCGGGTATAGCCCGCCCCCGCCCATTCGGAAGCGCTCGGTCCCGCCCGTCGTCAGCGCCACCGTGTCAGCTGACGGCCGGAAAAACCCGGTATTTGTGTCCGCGCTGAACGTAATGCCGGGCGCTCCAGCGGTCCCGTCTGCAAGGTTCGACACCCCAGATACCGTCAGACCCGTCAGCGTCCCCACCGAGGTGAGGCTGGAGGCCGTCACGCCAGCGGCCAGCGTCGCGCCCGTCAGCGTCCCAGCGGCGGCAGGCACCGTGATATCGGCCGTGCCGTTGAACGCGACGCCGTTGATGTTACGGCTCGTGGTCAGCGAGGACGCTGACCCAGCCAGCGTCGCCGTAATCGTACCGGCGCTGAAGTTGCCCGAGGCATCGCGCTGGACGATCGTGCTGGCCGTGTTGGTCGAGGTTTCCGCAATCCGCGGGGCGCTGAACTCGACGTAGAGCACGCCGTTGCTGGCGTGCGCCCGCAGCACGAACGCTACCACCTGATAATTGCCAGAGGTCGGCTTGGTCGTCGTCAGGCCACCGGAGGTGTTTGGATACAAGATGTTGCCGATGGCAAAGGCCACGGTGTTCACATCTTCAATAATGCCGGTGTTGATGACATAGCCCAGCGCCCCGTTGGCGATGTCCGCCTCCACGATGCCAAACGCCACATCAGAGGCGCTGGCAACCTTGGCGATTTCGACTACCTCTTGCCCAAGATTAAACCCGGTCACCTTGACGATGTCGCCCTTGACCAGCGTTTCCGTCGCCTTGCAGTAGACATTGATGCTGTCGCCGCCCACCTCGTGCCAGTTCGTGCCGTCGCTAATCCAGAGCTTCTGCGGGTGGTCGCTGTTAATCCACTTGGTCCCGCTCCCGGCTACCGAGGCCGACGGGCGCGAGGCCAGCGTGGACGACTGAACGTGGATGCCGGGGTCGGCATCGTGGTCTACATACTGCGCCCGAAGCGTGTTGTCATTGCCGCGCACGATATCGGCGTTGAGCGCATCCCCGTTCTGTGGCGTGCTAAAGGAACTGACTGCGTGCTGTCCAACCGTCGTTGCCATTTATCGACGCCCCAAGGCGAAGGTTTCGGTTTGCCACTGACTGAAGACCGGCAAGGTCGTGCCGGCGTCGGTGATCGTCACATCCACGAAGTAGCCCGTCCCACTCATCGGCACCCGGAAGTTGCGGCTCAGGACACCCGACCAGAAGCCACTGCCCCACGTCGAGCTGGTGGACCAGAGCCCGCCATAGCCCGCCGGAAGCTGGTAGCTTCCTGAGGACTCGTCGGTCAGCCACGAGACGGAGCAGTTCTGTGAGCCATTGAGATTGGCCGTGAGATAGCCCCACCGGAACGCCTTGGCCAGCGCTGGATCGCCCATATACTGGCGGTGGAACTGGGCAACCATCGTGTAGACATCGCCCCCCGTCCCGGCCGCGGCGACGTTATCCTTGTTGATGCTGGCGTCGCAGAGGCTGACCCAGCCATCCGCGTCTCCGCGCAGAACGACGGGCAGGCCACTGGTGTTAATCGTCTCAAAGAGCGCGGTCGTGTCCGGGCTGATGTAGGCCCCGTTCCACGGCCCCGACCATGCATCCAGCACCGTGTGGTACTGGTAGCACCCGTAGCCTGGGATGGTAATCCACAGCTCCTTGGTGGCCCGGTTGATGACCGCGCGGATTTTGTCGAAGTCCGCGGACGACAACTGCCGGATAATCGGCAGGATGGGGTCCGGCTTGGTCGGGGTGCCGACCGCCGCCACCTCGCCCTCGTTGCAGCGGTAGAGTCCGCGCTCGGAGATGAAGTAGGCGATGTTGTTGTTGGCGACGATGCTCTTGGCGGCGATGGTGCCCACGTCCGCTGTCAGGCCTGCCGGGGCCGCCACGATGTCGTCCTGCCCGTAGCCCGTCAGGCGGGAGATACCGCGCCGGTGGAAGATGAGCAGGCTGGTATTGACCGAGGCCAGCCCGACAATCTTCTCGTCCCCGAAGGTCCGGACGACAATCTGCCCACCCCCCGCCGGCGCGACCGAATACCCGAGGTCGTCCCCGTTATTGAGCGAGGAGTAGAAGATGCTGTCCGGATAAGTGCTGTTGCCGCACCCCCAGAGTCGCTGGTTGTGGACCTGAATGGTGTCCACGGCTACGGTGTTGGTAATGCCCGTCAGGTTTGACGTCCCCGCCGTCCCTGTCCACTTCTTGAGCAGGCCACCGTCCGCGATATAGACCACGTCCAGCCCACCCGCATCCCGGAACTGGGCGAAGTCCGGGGCCACGGTCGAGGAGAACGTCCCGCCCTGATTCGTATACGTCCACGGGAACGCCCCGTAGGTCGTCGTGAAGAGGTCCGTATTGCAGACCGCGAGAATCTGGTTCGTCCCGCTGTCCTGCTGGAACGTGTACCCGTTCAAAATGGGGGCCGCGGCCAATACCGCGGTCGAGGTCCGTTGCGTACCACCGCGCTTGGTCGCCGCGCCGTAGTCCGTCAGGCGCATATTGACCGTCTGCCGCAGCTGGTTCGGTTGGAGCGAGATGTCATCCGAGACACTGTTCAGCCCCCCAATCATCGAGGGCTGGCCGTCGGTTAACCGCTGGCGACCGGGCGACAACCGCATCGTCAGCCACCCCACTGTGCCGCGTGGTCCGGGAACTGCAGGAAGGTCGGGTTCGCCGTCTTGCGGGCGACATCCGCATAGAGCGCCTCGCGCCGCTTCTGGGCGAGCGCCATCAGGTCGCCAGTGGACTGCGTCTCCGCGCCACCCTTGGCGAGCGCCATCGCTCCAGCCGAGAGGGCAATCAGGTTCTCGTGACCCGTCGGGAAGTCCGCTGTCGAGTTGTCGGACGACAGTTCGTCAATCGGGGTGGGCGTCCAGTTGATGCCCACCTGCAGGCTCTGGCCGCCCGTCTGCGGCAGAATCTGCACGTCATCCCCGATGAGGTAATACTGCCGGTCGTAGCTCAGGTAGTCCTCAGTTCCCGAGAGCGCGAGCGGCACCTGCCGCCAGTCTGTCTCCCGGTACACCGTGTTCGCGCCATCGGTCAGTGTGACAATCTTGTAGGCGTTCTGCGCGGCATCACCGCCGCCGCTGTTCAGCGCGGAGAAGGCGAACAGCCCCGTGCTATCTGTCGTGACCGACCGCTTGGCAAACCGATAATACGGGTTGGTGTCCAGCATTCCCTGCCACTCATCGCGGAAGACCATCCCGAGAATGGAATACAGGAAGGCATCACTCCACCGGTCCGAGCCGGTCGCGTCCATCCATTCCTTGGTGCGCTGGAGATACGTTGCCTTGGTCCACGCCATTGCTTACTCCGAGAGAGTGACCCGCTTCCGCCGGCCCTTCTTGACCAACGGTGCCGCGACCTCGGCCACCGTGGCCTCAATCGCCTCTTCCACCGCCTCCTGCACGTCCGCCGTCGCCGTGCCGGTGTGATAGTGGTCCATCTGGTCTAACATCCGCTTGGCCTCGTCGGCATTCCCCCACTCGCGGAGGAGGCGCTCGACATAAGCCGGGACCTGCTCCGTACTGCAATCGTTTGGGATATGGCCGATGACATCGAATGCCATCGCCGGGTCGTACCGCTCGGTCTGGACCCGCTCCCAGCGCCGGTCTCCGGACCGCCATTCCCGCACCAGCTGCCACGCGCCCCACGGGCCCCAGCGGAGCGTGAGCTTGGGGTCCACCGCCCGAAGCCGCCGCACCACATCGGTGGGCGGCTCGGGGGTGCCCCGGTCATTGACGATGACCGAGAGTGGCATTACTCCTCGACGAACAGCTCGACCACGCACACGATGTCGTCCGGCTGGACCGACACCGCGCCCACAGTCACAATCTCAAACTCCAGCGTATCGCCGGCGAACAGCGTCCGCTGGGCCTCCGTCAAGCTCGCCGTCAACGCCAGCGCCAGCGCCTCACGGTCGGTCTTGTCGTTGATGTCCAAGTCCGCCGTCAGCGTCACGGCCGTGTTCGCCGTGCTGTCATACTTGATGAGCCGGGCCACGCAGGACGTGGCCGCGGTGGGGTAGGTCCCCGCCGCCACGGTCGCGCGGTTGATGAAGCACTTCCCGGGCATCGCGCCGATGGTGTGCGTCTGGGTGCCCGCGGCGAGCGTCCCGGTGTTGATGCGCCCGCTCGTAAGCGGGACCGGTAGGACACCGAACCGACCGGGCTTCGGAGCAAAAAAGGTATAAGGCATCTGAAAGTCCGTTGAAGGGTCCCGCTCACGCAGGGGGTGGGACCATCCCACCCCCTACGGAGAGCGATGTTACGCCGTCTGGACAGCCGCGTGGCTGTAGAAGACGGTGTCGGTGTACCCCGTGATGGACCCGTGGCTGTTGCGCTGCAGGGACGCAAGGTTCCCGTAGTAGCCGTAGGTCATCTCGAAGGCATCCCGCCCATCGAGCCACCGGACCGGGCCCGCCCCCTCGTACTCCACGAAGCCCCAATCCTTCGCATCGACGAGCGCGAGCGACGGGATGTGGAGGAGGTAGATGGTGCCAGCCGGGACGTAGTAATCCATCACCAGCGGAAGACCGCAGACCTCAACCGCCTTGTAGCCACCCTTGATGACGCGGGCGGTGTCCTTGGCATCGAAGCGGCGCTGGCCGACGAACGACTCCATAATCTTCTTGCCGATGCCCGGGGTCGTCATCAGGAGGAACTCCTGCGGACGGAGCATCGCGTCCTTGCCGGACGAGCCCGCGACCTTCTGGATGAGGTCCCAGATGTCCGACTCGGTCGGCTGGTTTGCATCCGGGGTGTCCGTGCCCGCGACGAGGCGGATGGCGTCCCAGATGCCGTAGGTGGTGGAGGTGATGCCGTGGAGCAGCTTGTAGCTGTTGCCGCGGTTCGTGATGTTGATGAGGCCGTTGGTGGCCGCGTTGAACGAGGTGTCCGACGCCGACGCCTTGACAATCACGTCGTTCGTGGTCGAGGCAATCGACCCCGAGAGGGTGATGATGGCCTGCGTCGAGGACGGGAACGAGTTGATGGCCGAGACCGAGCCGCGGCCACGGACCGTCGCGCCCGTGCTGTCGGTGATGGCGACATAGTCACCCACCGAGAGGAGCAGGGTGGCCGGGCCAGACGACGCCACGCCGTAGGGCGCGGTGATGGTCTGGGTGGCCGAGGTCACGCCAGCGACGACCGTCGCCAGAATGCCGTTGCCCGCGCCGTGGAACGACCCCTGCATCATCAGGGCCGAGGCCTCGCGCAGCTCCTCCATCGTCTTGCGGGCGAGCGTCTGGAACGCCGCCTCCTTGGACTTCGT